AAATATGTACCCTATGTGATGGGACTTGAATACAATCTCATCGCCGACCTTCTCGACGGAAATCACGCCCGTACCGAATACTATCATCGACCTGATGGTAATGAACATCTCCCTCTGGAAGTTCGACCGCCATATCTCTTTGTGGGTCAAGGCCGTGGCAGTGGACATCCATTCCTGCATCTCAGGATTCTGGTTCAGTTCGTGCAGTTGCGCCACAAATTCAAACCATTTGGCGCCGACCGGCATAAGATAAGAGAATATCCCCGACGTCATTCTGTACGCAGCCATCAGGGCGGTGGAGTCATACAGTTCGGTCGTTCTCAAAAGGGCTTCCGTCTGATTTGCGTTACGAACCATATCCTGGGCGTTAGGCCAAGAATAATAACCCGCCTCGGACATCAAAGAGTTGTATTTAGTCCTCCGGCTGACAGCCATATTATATCTATCAAGAATTTTGTTCAGGTTGGTTACAGCCATTAGCTATTCTCCCAACCGCTTTTTTAGAGCCTGAGCTATTCCGCTCAGTATCGTAGCCCGCCGTCCCCTTGTTAGAAGTTTCTTTTTCTCCCGCCTTGCGGCCTCTGCGGCATCTTCCTCTATCACCTCAACCTCTTCTATCGGTTCGGGTTCCGGCGGAAGTTTCGGACTTTTGGGCTTGCTAAATAAACCAGACATTGTGAACCCCCATTAAATACGTCGTTTTAGCGCCAGTAATAATCCTTCGAGCATTATGTCGAAATCGTTTTCTGGTTCGTCATCCCGCATAGATAAATCTTCATCCGGCGACCTGTCGGGTTCGACAGGGAGGCGCTCACTCTGTTCAATGAGCGCCCTTTCCCTGTCTAATCGCTGGAAATCCCCCGCATCAAACAAAACACTACTCATTTGTTGCCCCCCGTAGATACTTAATAATCTGCCTGAACTATCACACCCCTGTCGTCCTTGCCTTCATCGAGCAACACAAGGAGTCTGCCTTTCATTAATTCAATAACCATTTTACTCAGATTCGCTAATAAACGGAATTTGGTCGGTCTTGGTACTGCCTGTTAGCAGGTTGTTAGATGCAAGCGCCAAGTCAAATGTATACCCATCAGTAGTAGTATCTGTGCTTGCGGCGGTAATCATTTGGTTATTAGTTACAACGGCAACACTTGCATTATCAGTAATACATTCAGTAGTAGACTTAATAATGTTTCTATCAATGACTATATTCCCTGCTGTTGTGGTTGTGCTTGCATTGATTCTGATACCAATCGCGCCGGCAATATAGTTTCTTTTGATTTCCGTCTGGGCAGCGTCGCCGGCCAAAATATCAATAGCGGCGGTAGAGAAGCCCGTATTTGCAGCTTCCCAGGTGCAGTCGTGAACCTTCATTGAACCGACTGCCGTTGCCTGTATTGCAATCGTGTGGGCCGGCCCTCTGCTGGAAAAGTAACAATTATGGAATTCACTGCCGCCGGAGACGCTTGTTAAAGTCCAAAAACAACCGGCAACAGTAGAACAGAACGCCATATTGTACCATCGAGTTCCCCAACAATTCGTAGTTACCGGAACGTGCTTTCCGTCAAGAACACACTTGGTATAACCGGAAGCAGAGCCGACGCCGATTATGTCGGTTTTCTCCGCCAGTATTACCAAGTCCTCATCAAGGTTGTCGCCGCAACAATAAACCGTTGCCCTGTGCGCCCAAGCCCTGTTGCCACTCGTACTCATATAAGCGTGAGCCGCGGCCAAACCTTCAGCCAATGTCTTAAACGCCGACAGCCAGCTTAACCCATTACCACTCGATACAACATTGCCGTCTACGTAAAACACCGACGGTGCGCCTCCTTTAGTCCCCGCACTGAACGGTTCCATTATGCCGCCGGCAGCCGCTTCTCCGGAAGCATTCAATCTCAAAGTTGCCCCATCCAATGCTGACGCTCTTAATTTTGAAGCATAAGTTGCCATTTTACTACCCCTTTCTTAGCCCCTGCCCTTGCGGGCGAGGCGTACTTGCCCTATTTGACTGGGCGTTTAATCTAAACCCCCCACTATGGAGTGTTTTTTAATCGTGTCCGAAAATGCGCTTGTAGTTTCTTTCGTATTTTTTTCTGTCAATAGGTTGCTTCTGGGCTTCGGCTATCCACAAATGGTCGTTTGCCCCCGCAACTTCCTGCCTGCTCTTTGGTGCGTAGTTCTTTTCGTAAGACTTCATCTTATTTATTCCCAACACCATCTAATTGTTTTTTGCTTTCCTCTTCTATCCTGGCCAATACGTCTTTTTTAGACATCTGGAAAGTATTTATTCCCAACTCCTTCGCCCGCTGCCGCCAGTCGGTTCGCAAGGATGTATCTATCTTTTCAATCTCTCCTTTTGCTATGGGCGATTTCTGGATATGCCAATTCTCCAGTTCGTCCCGAATCATATCAGGGACAACCTCTTTGATAACTTTTTTAATCCTGTCTTTGATTATCTTTAAGTCAGGGTCTTCCTTTTTTTCTTTTACCAAAGCAGGTTGTTCTTTCTGAGGAGGATGACAAGTTAGACAAATTTTACAATTTCTTTTCTCGTCATACGACAATGGTGAACGACAGTAAGTACAATGCGTCATTGGGTTTACCGGTTCCATTTTGTTCTACTAAACTATCCACGTTTCTTTTTTGCTTGATGTGGTATTACTTCTTCTTTCTTTTTCTTGTAGGCTTCCATCCGTGTTCGACGGCACGCAATAAATTTAATTGTGCCTGCGCTTTCTTCTTGGTCGTTCTTTTGGCAGTGGTTTTGCCGCCCCACGTTGTCTTATAACCATCAACTTTTGTTATTTTTCCTGGCATTTCATTCTCCGGCTATGCAACAACTTTAATAAATTTAGGTAAATTTTTGGCTTTCCAGTCTTCAATCGCTTCTGTGTAAGTAAACTTGTCTAAGTTGTACAACATTCCCGTTTGCCAATTTCCTTGTTCGCCTTGATACGTACCACACTTTTTTCCAATTATTTCAAAAACTTCAAACATACCGTCTTTTGAATTTCCCTTCAGACCCCTTCGGCTTCTTATTATTACTCCGTCAATGTTTATATCTTTATAATATTCAAAAGTATGTCTCATTATTAATGCCACAGATTGACAGAATGGGTCGGACGGTTTATCTTCGTCTGGCTGCGCTGTCTCGGAGATGTTCTCGAAGCAGCCAGTAGGAAATACAACATAGAATGAAAATAATGGTCGCTTCCCAGCTTTACCCATCGCGGCCTCACCAGCCCTGTGTCAGGGTTCTCGATTACCGTCTTGGCCGTGCGGGTCATCTCGTGGGCGAACTCGTTTATCTCTCCCGACACACGGGGTATCCTGACGCGGTTTTCGGTAAAAGTCGTATGAACCTTATCCATCCATTCGTTCCTATTGCACTTGACCATCCCCGTCTTGGAATCGAACTTCGGCTTGCCGGGCATCTGCTCGGAATATTGACACAAATAAACCGTGTAAGGCTCCGTCCTCTGGAAATCCCTGACCCCGTGGTCGTGCGGGCCGGAATCTATTACGCAGCTGTGAACGTTCATCTTCAAGGCCAAATCGTGCAGTTCGGTTAAATTATTCACCCTCATAACGCTAAGAATATCGTAAGCCTCCCTCGCAGTGCGTATTCCTATAACGACGTGGATTTGCTTTCCAATATCAACCCCCATAGAGGTCTCGCCGGTAGAGACGAACTGGTTCGGGTCTTTAGTGCAGCGGGAGAGAACCGTAGTCTCCGATAACTGGTTCTCCGCCTCGATGGAGGCCGTACCCATAATAGACCGCATAAACTCACATAACTTATTACCCTCGGAAGAATGGTAGCGCTTCATATATCCGGCGACGTCAGCCCTCGGCGACAGGAAACCGGAAATCCAGAAACCCGCCTCGTCCCTGTCGGGATATTCGGCTACCCACTGTCCGTCGGTCGGCTCAATCTCCTTGCCGCAATGCAGGCAAGACCTCCGCCATATACCGTCCTTTAGAGTAATACAGTCGGGAAAAGAATCCTCTATGCACGTGTGCCTGCCGCATACCCTGCACTTAATCTGCCAGCGTCTTTGGTCAGACTGTTCATATAAAGCGTCTATGCCGTAATCAGGAAACGTCGGAGAGGCCAGATTGACCTCCTGACGAATATTGGAATAGTTGAGTCTTTGCTTGGACTGCTCAACCATATCCATATCCTGCAGGTCAATCTCGTCCCGTACCACGCGGTCGCATTCAAACGTCCTCAACGCAGCCGAGTCCTTTACGGAAGAGCCGCCTACCCTGATAGAACGGGCGCCTACAAATATCAACGACCCCCCGTTGATTATCTTCTCGTTGACGTTATTAACTAACAGGTACTTTTTTAGCCAGGGGTTCTCATCGAACATAGGAGTAAATCTCAGCTTGCTGAACCGCTCGACGTGCTTCTCAGACGGCATCATATACAAGACGCCCTGCGGATACCGCTTGTAAATCAGGCCGTGAATGGCGTCTATCTGCTCAACTAACGTAATGCCAATCTGCGTGCCCTTCTTGATATTCGTTACACGCTTCTCGGTCTGGAGCAGGTCTATCTGATAGTTGTGGCTCTTGATATCGTACGGCAGACCGCTCTTGGTCTTGAGCCGCTTCGTATGCGCCCAGACCAGGGCATCGCTAACCATTAACTTCTCAAGCAGTTGCTTTTCGCTCATCCTTCTGTAAACCCAATGCTTCTATAAGATACTTCTCAAGAGACTCCCAGTCACCTTCAAGCAACTCGTCAGGAACGTCTATCTCTTCAGTCATTTGTCGTATATGTACCATCCCACACTTGATATCCGTTACACGCTACTGTCACTGTGCCGGAATAATACGGCGGATAATCCGGATGATAATGATATGGCCAAGGCAAAGGGTCAGGATAAATCGGAGACCAAGGAACTGACCAGTAATCGCCCTGGCTATCGCTTACCTCAACCCAGCCCTTACCTGAACAGCCGCGGCAAGTATTCTGAGCAGATGAAGTAGGATTGCTCTTGCTTTCAGTAATAAGATAACCTACTCCGTTACATATTGGACATTTCTCAGCGTGCATTAGATTTAGAACCCAAAAGGCTCGCCCCCCCTAAAAGCCTCTATCTCAGACTCCTCAACAGTTACAGAGGTCGGCGTACCCTCGTGAACGTAACTAAACTCGTAAGACCTGCCCCTGCCGCGAATGAAAATGGCCGTTACTATGCCCTCAATACCAGCCCTGTGCTTCGTTCTGACTTTTGAACCAATCGGATATTTAACCGAAATTCGTGCCATTGCCTATCTTAACATTAGCCCAAATCCATAACCGTCCCTGATGAGGTAGTACCTATTGCTCATCACAGGGGTCGGCCTCCTCCCCCCGCCCCTGCGGAAAAAGCAATCTATCCTTGCTTAATCATTGAACCCCTTGCGGCTTATCTGCCGGTCTTTAGTCAAGAGACCTTGCCACTCTGGTTCGACAACAGGTAACGCTATTGGTTCGACATTTGCTGGTTTACTTGTCGAACCCTGTCTTTTATGTCGAACCCACTCCCGCTGGTAAGCTCTTTGCTTGTCCTTGTCTGTATACGGCATTATCCAATCCCTTAACCCGCTGCCAGCCTCAACTTATAAATGCGAGCAGCGTCCGGCAAAGCTGCCGCCTCAGCCTCCGTAAGCTGCGGAGTAGTTATTTCCTGACTGATAACCTGTTTGTGCAGGCCGGATATGTCGTTAAGCTCTCGGATAATGGCTGTGCGAGCCTGTATAGCCTGTATATCACCATTGCCGGCCTTAGCCTTGAGACTTTCATAGTCGGCCAAGAGTTTATTAAGAGCCATTTCGTAATTATGCTCATTTTTGGCCTGCCTTTTAGCATCTATTTTTGCTATTGCGGCTTTTACTCTTACATTACCAAACACTACTTTTAGTCCTCTTGAGTTAGCGTATTTTTCGGTATAGCCTATAGTTTTAAGTGTTTTGCTTTTATTTCTGCCGTTACTTGTGAATTCACAGGCTATTGCTTCAACGGTACTGTCATCTTTTATACTTGGCATTATTTATTGTAGTCAGTTAATAAGCCAGTTTTCACCTGTTATAAGCCTATCTATTTCGGCGGTTATTTCTGCATCGCCCAGCATTTTATATCCTTGCTCATTGGCGTACTTTTCAGTATAACCAGCTCTTTGTAGCGCTTTTTTCCAGTTCAGGTCGCTCATATACTCTTTGCAGGCAAGTTTACGTTTGTCGCTTAATTTTCTCATTCAGCTTTGCTTTCAGTTGTTTCAAGTCTTCTATTGCATCATCGAGCAGGTTTATTGACTTTTTAGTTCCTCTGCCTATTTTAGCCAGCAGCAGCTTACGGGTAATATCCTCAATCAGATAGTCTATACCGTCCACTTCACCACTTTTCTCTTATCTGCGAATCGTGTATTTCGGGATTATAAGCCACTCTGGTTTTCCAGGCCTGCCTTGTTATCTCTGTTTTAGGAACGCATTCAGGGTAGTATTTTCTTATTTTTTTGATTAGCTTTGTGACGGCCTGTTGAGAAATCCCCATTTTTTCAGCCGCTTCTGTATAGCTTAACCCTTTTGTGAAAATCAACCCAAATGCTTCAAATTGTCGTTTTGTTATTTTGCCGGAGCCAATAACATCCTTGTTATCTTTCATTAGTCTATCCAATTATAGTACGTATTACAACCCCCTACCTAATTTATTACAAAGTTTAGTATTTGTCAAACACAAATTATTTATTATATTTTAATTAAGTCGTCTTGTTTTTTTGCCGAAAGTGGTTTTATGCGAATAGAAATCGAAATAATAAAGGCTCGGGCAAGGCTGCAAAAAACGCCTGACGCTACCAAACGAGCATTTTGGCTCAAACATATACTTTTTCTTAAGGAGTTAAAAAATGAAAAGGCTAATCGAGAGAATAGTTGAGGGCTGTATCATTTTGGCACTGGTCTATCTTTTAGTCGGCTGCGCTATGATTGACGGTGCAGCCAGCGACTTGGCCTGGACAGCCGACAAAATGAGCGAAGCTATCGTTGTGCCGGAGTAGCTTTAGCGCCGGAGGTCAAGGATGGCTTCCGGCTTTTGTCTAAATAATCAATTGCGCTTTCTAAAATATCCTTATTGTCCCGAGCAAACCCCAGTAAAGAATTGCATTTATAACACAAAAGGCCTCTAATCCTGCCTGTTTCGTGGCAATGGTCAATTACTAATTGTCGTTCCGAATCCCCGCAAACTGCACAAAGCCTACCTTGTTCAATCATAAGTTGCGTTTTTATAATCCTTTTGTCCTCGATAGTTAAGGTTTTGTAATGTTTTGACAATGCTTTTTCTTCGGGCGTTAAACCGAGACATTCTTTTTCGCTTGGTA